GGAAGGCATTGCTTTCTGCCAGTCGCTATTCGGTGCTGATACCGAATGGGCGCAGACAAGTTACTCCGCTGCTTTTCGCGGCAAATACGCAGGCATTGGCGACACCTTTGACGGAACTAACTTCATCGCGCAAAAAGGTGAATAGTGGCTAATTATCGGTATCTCTTTGCTGATTTAGTCACCAACACCATCCTTGCCGAGTTGCCCCTGACCGCTGTCAATTTCACGCAACAACTTAACGCCGCCGGAACCTTCACGGGTGAGCTACTACTTTCTGGAGTTAATGCGGCCAACCTCAATGTCGCCAACGCCACCATCCCTGCTAGGACTGCTATTTATGTGGATCGTGATGGGGTTTTGGTTTGGGGCGGGGTTTTGTGGGCGAGAGAATACAGCTCTCAAACTCAACGGCTGAAATTAACCGCTAGAGAGTTTGAGTCTTACTTTGAGCGCAGAAGGATTACAACCGACACAGTATTTTCTAACACCGACCAACTCACAGCCGCACAAACAATTATCACCAACGCTCAGGCTGTTACGGGTGGAAATATCGGGGTGGCGGTAGGAACGGAAACCTCTGGCGTTCTTATCAATAGAACGGTCTATGGATACGAATACAAGACAGTCTTTTCGCTTATCCAAGATTTATCCAGATCAGCGACAGGCTTTGACTTCAATATCTACATCTATTACGACTCAAACAACAACCCTGCCAAACTTCTAAGATTAGGTTATCCGCGTTATGGCCGAGTCTATTCATCTAGCTCTATCTCTGCGCCAGTTTTCGAGATGCCAGGAAATATCATTGAATACACTTGGCCGGAAGATGGCGGGACTGCCGCTAATACAATCTACGCGATTGGTGCTGGTTCTAACCCTGGCAGACTGACCTCTATTGCCACAGATGGAACTAAGATTGGGGCTGGCTGGCCTTTACTAGAGGATCAATCAAATTACTCAGATGTTTCGGATGCCACTTTATTGTCTAACCTCGCCAATGGGCAGGTGTCGGTAGTTTCCTATCCACCAACCACGATAAAGATTACAGTCCCGCCATATTCCGATCCAATCTTTGGCTCTTATGAAGTCGGAGATGATGCGCGAATTAGAATTGTTGATGACCGCTTCCCGTCAGGGCTAGATGCGACTTATAGAATTGTTGCTTTCAATGTGACGGCAGGAGAGAACAACGCCCCTGAAACTGTAACGATTACACTTACCACCACATCTAACTAAGGAGAGAAATGGGCTACCTAAACTTTCCACCTAATCTTAAAGATATGTTTGACGACATTCTCACGCGCCTTCGCAAATTAGAAACCGCCCAAAGGTTCAGCGTTCCAATCGTCACATCCGACCCCACTAACTCTCGCAATGGGGATATGTGGATTAACTCAACATCCCACACCCTGAAAGCAAAAGACGATACGGGTACAATTAGAACAATCACTTGGGTCTAACCTCATAACCCGAAAGGGCGCAACCAATGTCAGCATCAGATTGGGCAACTATCACCTACTCATATTTCTTTCTTCTAGTGGGGCTTGGGGCTGGATTGGGATATTTCGCAAAACATTTTGTGAAGCAACACACCGAAGATATTAAAAACGATCTACAGAAGATTATGTACGCGCTCTACAACGATGGTCAGACAGGACTGATTAACAAGGTTGATACCCTTATTGAAAAGCAACAGGAGATAAAAATAGATGTTGAAGTTCTCAAAGCAAAATCAGAATAGATTACGCTCGATCTTCCGCACTTGGTTTGAGTCTTTCCTTGTCTTTGAACTAGTTTTTCACTACACAGATTTAGTCAAGAAATCAGTCATTATTCCTACAGTCTTTGCGGCAGTAATACCTGTGGTTTTGCGCTATCTCAACCCCAAAGACAGTTTCCCCGACTAAAGGTAAGATAAATGGATGCTCACGATCAAGCGGTTACAAACAATTACATCGTTCATTATCCGCCTCACGAGGCGAGAGAGAGCGATCCCCATTACCGGGATTTTAATGCGTACCGCAACGCCACCAAAGACACGGCTCAATGCTCAATCGGAAGCTACCGATCCGATTTCTCAGAGTGCGCTGGGGGATTAGAACTTCATCACGCTCATATCGAGTTCAGCCTGCAAAACGGAGTCGATCTCAAGTGGCTCGAAGTTGATTACCCGGGAGTAAGCAACGCAGACGAGGTAGGCAAGTGGGTAGAATCGGGAGCAAATCTCTTATGGCTCTGCGAGAAACACCATAGGGGAGTCGGCGGAATCCACCACGCTTCGGCTAGTGATTTCGAAGCAGAAAAATATGTCCGCAACCTCATTGGAAAGAAGGAAATAAATGGCTAAGTTCAAACTCAACCTCACGGCAAAAGAGAAAGCACTTCTGGAGCATTATGGCTACGGCGTAGCTGCTGCCGGATATGGTGCTTATCAGATTAACTCCCACGCATCCACCAAGCAGATTGTTATTGAAGCACTTGTTGGCGGCTTGCTCGCTCCACTTTTGGCTCGCATTAACCCAAAGAGCTTTGCAAACGCAATCAGCAAAGACACAGGCGCGCCTGCTCCGCTAGTTCAAGCGGCAGTAGATACCGCACTTGCCGATGCTCAAAAGATTGTTGTGGCTGAAACGCCAAAGGCTAAGTAGTAAGATTTACTTACGGCGTTATGTGTTTTGCCACATAACTTGGAAGCCCTGCCCTACGGGGTGGGGCTTTCTGTATCTAGGGGGATAGATGACAACGGCAATAGATGTTCTCAATGTCGCGCGAAGTCAATTAGGGTTTCACGAAGGGGCTAATAATGAGAACCCTTACGGGGATTGGTACGGGGTCAGAGATGCCCCTTATTGCGCTATGGGCGTTTCTTGGTGCTTCGCTCAAGTTGGGCTATCTCATCTCGTAGCCGCGCAAACTCCTAAAGGTTTTGCCTATAACCCCGCTGCGCTGCCTTGGTTTCAACGGCAAGGCTTGGTGGTTAATAAATACCAAGCGCAACCTGGCGATTTAGTCTTTTTCGACTGGAACTCAGATGGCACCGTTGATCATGTTGAGATTATAGAAAACGCCTCGCCCGATGGCATTACCACAATCGGGTTCAATACTGGCAACCCTAATGATGCGGTTCACCAAGAAGGATGCTGGCGAGTTCATCGCCCTTACCTTTTCATTTCTGCGATTGTAAGACCTAAGTATCCGATACCCCTTAAACCCGTTTCGCAAGGCGTTACAGGCAAGAAAGCGACTGCGGTGGTCGGAGGGACTGGAACTGTTATCGCTGGTGCAACTGGGGCATTTCATGGAGGTTTATTAACTACAACTCCAAGCCAAAATGTAAAGTCCACAACCGTGTTTGTGGCTCCCCCGTTTCCCGTTAGCAAAACAGCGTTTAATCTTGGGCAGAAAAACGATGCCGTGATGACTGTTGAGAAGGCTTTATTTAAGGCGCACCTTTTACCATCTCAGTATGTAACTGGCATTATGAATAGTTACGCACAGGCCGCGCTAGTTAAGTATGAAGCAAATCTAGGGCTAAAGGCTACGGGGGCTCTTCCGCAAATTATTTATGACCAACTGAAGGGAACTTTGTGAAGATACGAGAACACCTAAAGTTTCACATTTTCGATGCTAAGCAACTTACGATTGCTATGACTGGTGCTTTCTCCACTTGGGCGGCTACCGGATTCCAACACGATATGCCGCACTTGGGCTACATTTTGGTGGGATTCATCACAGGCGGTTTGGTTTCTCATAACTCGCAAGCAGACCCAAATGTCAGCCCCGAGTCCCACATAGCCACCCCTTACGCCGCGAACATAGATGACGGGGGAAAGACTGCGCCCCTACCCGTAGATGGGTACAAAGGCGAGGGAGTGGATGTCAAGAAAGTAATCAAAATCAACAGCGGTTTGGTGAAATAGCGGTTTACCTATAAGGTTGGTCTGCCAGCAACCGCTGGTAACAAAAAAACTTCATATCGTTCGCTGGCGTGAGTGCTATCAAACCAGCAATAAAACCCTCGTCAATAAAAGGCGGGGGTTTCCTTATGTTGAAACGCGATTCTTGTAATTATTCTTGGTAGGCTTCTCCCTGAAAGGAAGGCGAACCTATGGCACTCTCAGACTCAATCGAAAAGTTCACGAGCAAATCCCATAAATGCACAGTTACGATTATCTTAGAAATGCTTGATAAGAAAGACCGTGAAGTATTACTCAACGCAATCAATAAAGGCGTACCCACTACCACTTTAGTTTTAGCTCTTAGATCAGAGGGCTATCAAATCGCAGAGGCAACATTTAACAAGCACCGCAACCAGAAATGCTTGTGTCCTGATGAGTCTTGATAGAGTCCTTGGCGAACGCCAAAAGCAGTACGGCAATCCTCAACCTAACTTCGCTCGTATCGGGAGAATGTGGGGAGCGATACTTAATAGGGATGCAGTTTCGGCGCATGAGGTCTCACTCATGATGGCTTGTCTTAAAATTATTAGAATCGCCAATGACCCTGCTAATGAAGATTCTTGGATTGATCTATTAGGCTACATCCAACACGGGCAGAAAATAGCAAATGAGTCTTGAAAAGGCAATTAAAGTAGCCGAAGAAGGTTTGATTATTGATGACCTTCGCTCTGCTCTAGCAAATACACAAAAGCAACTAGCTAAGGTCAAGAAAAACCGAGATGATTTCACTCAGGCAGTTGTTCAATCTGCCCATGATGCGATGCTCTCACTTGGGCCAATCCCACCCGTTCCCACCCCACCTAAAGATTCACGAACTAAGCGCGGAGAGGTCGCACTCCTACATTCAACAGATTGGCAACTGGGAAAGAAAACTCTGACCTATAACACTAAAGAATGCGAACGGCTTGTAAAACAATCCATAGATAAAACAATCAAGATCACGGAGATACAGCGCACCCATCATCCGGTCAAGGAATGCGTTCTCATGCTCGGTGGCGACATCGTTGAAAACACAACCATATTTCCGAGCCAAGTGTATGAGGTTGATTCAGACATCATGGAGCAATTTATTGTTGCCTCTCGGATTTTGATTGACATAGTGCGAACCCTTTTGGCGAACTTTGAGAAAGTCACAGTAGTTTGCGAGCCAGGCAATCACGGCAGAATGGGCAAACTTGGCGAACTTCCTAAAGATGTGAACTGGGACAAATTGACATATATGTTTGCAGGTCAAGCTCTTAAAGGTGAGAAGCGACTGACTTGGCAAATGTCTAAAGAGGACATCCAGCGCGTCACCATCGGCAATTACAAGGCTCTGTTAATACACGGCGATGAAATTCGATGGGGTACTGCTTCAACGATTGTTCGCTTTGCTGACCGTTGGAAATCCGGCGCGTATAAGTTTTTTGATGAGGTCGATTCAATTACTAAAGGCTTTGACTTCAGAGATTTATACATTGGACATTTCCACCAACACCAGAGCTGGAACATGGCTAACGGCGAAGGTTCGGTGTTCATGTCTGCTGCCGTTGAATCGGGCAATCGTTACGCCAGAGATTTGCTTGCTTCCAATGGTGAGCCTTCTCAGAGGTTGCACTTTGTTGATCCCGATAAAGGTCGGGTCACTAGCGAATATAGGTTGTGGTTAGAGTGACAACAATCGTGGCGGTGCAAAATGAAGATGGAGTGAAGTTTGGCGCGGATGCTCAGGTAACAGCAAACCGCAAATACACACATATTCACATGGCAAAGATTTCCCGCAGAGGTCAATTCATTATTGCCGGAAGTGGGTTATCTAGTTATTGCGATGTGGCTCAACATATTTGGAACCCGCCAACGCCAACTGCTACCGATAAGAAAGACATCTATCACTTTGTAATCTCAAAGGTAATCCCATCGCTAAAACAATGCTTCAAAGAGAACGATCTAAAACTAGATGGAGATAAGGATGAAGAAACTAGATTTGCTTTTCTCATCGCGGTCTGCGGTGAGGTCTTTGATATTGGTGACGATTTCGCCGTTTCTATTGATGTTGGTGGTCTATACGCTATCGGTTCGGGTGCTTCACTCGCTCTGGGCGCATTGGAGTCGGGCAAATCAATCAAGCGAGCGTTAGAGATAGCCGCAAAGCATGATCCCTATACCGGCGCACCTTACATCTACGCAGAGCAGAAAAAGAGTTAGTCCTCGTCATCTTTCTCATCAATAAAAGTCATTTGGGAAATATCTAAATCTTGATTTTTCGCCGCCATTAACCCCGTTACAAAGAGGGTCGAGGCGCGGTTCACAATATCGTCAATCTGGTCAGGGTACTTCAGCTCGGCCTCTACCATAACGGCAAGGCTCCATAGGCTGATTTGGACTCTAATCATTGCCTAATCTAAGCACGAAACTCGCGCCCTCGGATGCTTCCCAAATCGTAATCTATGCCGTAAGGTATCGCCTAACAGGTTCCACAAGGAACCCCAAACGGAAGGCATAAGATGGCTAAGTTCAACTTAGATGATTATGAAACAGTTGAATCCCGATTGAAGAAGTTTTGGGATCAGTTTCCGAACGGCAGAATCCACACTTACCTCGTACATCGTGACGATAGAAGTTTCATTGTTCGCGCCGAGCTATTTACAAACTGGGAAGATGCTCGCCCGATTACAACGGGCATGGCTGAGGAGATTGTCGGCGTTGGCATGGTTAATACAACCAGCGCACTAGAGAACGCAGAGAGTTCAGCGATTGGTCGCGCTCTTGCTAACTTTATCTTTTCAGGTAACAAACGCCCTAGCCGTCAAGAAATGGAAAAGGTTGAGCGTTACGAAAAAGAACCGCGCAAACCGCTTCGCATAGTTCGCACACTCACCCCTGAGCAGTTAGAACGCCTAGAGGGAATCCTCAAGTTAATCGGTGAAACTAACGATGTAAGCAACCTGCGAATCATCTGGAATCAGGAGAAGGATTTTTTGGATGAGAAGGTCGCTGGTACAACATTAAAAGATGCTCTCAACAAGAGAGTGCAGGAATTGTCATGAAGCAAACATCACTAGAAGCGAGGGCAAAGATTGAACCTCAAATTGGAACGCTACGCCGTAAAGTTTACGAACTCTTTATCAATAGAGGGATGTACGGTGCGACAGATCAAGAAGTGGAGCGTTACTTACACCTTGACGGCAACACAGTCCGACCAATCAGAGGCTCACTTGTTAAAGATGGTTTCATCATTGACACCGGAACAACTCGACAAAATGAGAAGGGAAACGCTTGCAGCGTCTGGCGTTCAAGCGAGGAAGGTATGCTGCTATGAAAATCTTTTGTAAAGCCAAACAACATTGGGAGGTTAACAACGGAAAGTTATTCCTCGATGCAGACACCGACGGGCATTTTCAAAATCAATGGATGTTAATAATGGCGCGACTTGAAGCGGAAATCCGTTTAGATATTTACGAACAAATCTGCGCTGTTGATTTCACTAACAATCGTAAGTTAATTGTAAAGAGCGGCATTGAAAATGTTGCTCTACAAGTTCAGGATATATGTGCTCAGATTGCGATAGGCGAAACCAAATGAGCGTAGTCACCCCACTTCAAGTAGAGGCTCGCCTCAAAGACCTCAGCGGATTAATCGATGATGCGCACGATGACTTGGTAAACGCTGAAGCTGAATACCACATCTTGAAAGCCAATTACGAGATAGCGATGGCAGAAAAGCGCATTGAGTTATCTCGCACCTCATCTCCTACGGGAAAGAATTACACCATCGGAGAGAGAGATGATTTGGCACTCTTGGCGAATCGTGAGGCACATCAACGCATAGGCGCAGCCGAGGCAGTAGTAAAGGCTAACCGAGCCAATGTCGCAAGACTTCGGGTGCAGGTAGATATTGCTCGCTCAATCGGGACTTCAGTTAGAACGGGGATGGACACATGAGCGAAATAGCAAAGATGCTGGTCGGCTCACTTTCAGCACACGATTCACAGCGAGATCGCTCAACCCAAAAGGAAGTCGGCCCATCATCTATCGGTGACTGTAAACGCCGAGTCTGGTCATTCCTTACCGACCAGCCAAAGGTGAATGAAACTGATTCTCTTGCCGCGATTATGGGGACATTTATTCACGCCGGAATTGCCGATGCGATTAAAAGGGAAGACCCGTTTGGCGATAACTTTATGATTGAGCAAGAGTTCTCAGTAGAGGGATTAAAGGGTCATGTTGATCTTTACATCAAAGACCGCGCACAGGTTGTAGATTGGAAAACGACAAAGGTTAAATCCCTGCGCTATTTCCCATCTAAGCAACAACGGATGCAGGTTCAGGTCTATGGCTATCTCATCGAGGAGAACGGGCTACCCGTTGAAAATGTCACCCTTGTAGCTCTCGCCAGAGATGGCTCCTCGCAAGATGTCAGAGAACATACAGAACCCTATAACCGAGAAATGGCTCTTGAGGGTCTAGCGTGGCTCAAAGATGTTCAAGAGATGGCGCGTGACGGGGTAATTCCTGACGGCGAAAAAGACCTGTTTTTCTGCCAATCATTCTGCCAATACTACGATGCGACAGGGGTTAATGGATGTCCATCAAAATCTCGGTAAAAGATGCCTCTAAGAGATACAGAGTCACAGAGCGCACAATTCATAGGAAAGTCGTGAAATACGAGGTTTATCAATTTGAGGATGGACTCTATGACCGCGATCAATTAGATGCTCTCTTTGACAACTACTTCAAGCCCGATTATTTAGAGATTGATTGGAGCAGAGCTGGCTGTAAAGGTCTGCCCACCGATTTCTTTTACCGAATAGAGGAGAGGGGTGTTCTGAAGTTAATAGATGTCGATGTCTTTCGCTTTACCTGCGCCCCTTGCCCTATCTGGAAGCAATGTTTAAGGTATGCAACAGACAACGAGGAATATGGGGTGTGGGGCGGCATGACGACAGATGAAAGAAACTCAGTATCTACGGGCGAAAACCCTGACATCAAGAGAAAAGTTATTAACGACTTTTCTAAGTACGGGATTACCAAAGAGATGATCTATGAAGCGATTGGACAATAAATGAAAGCGGTCAGCTTATTTGGTGGCAACAAATGACATGGATTAAGTTAGATGACGGATTCCCGCAAAATCCTAAAATTGTGGGACTAGGGGATCACTCTTTCAGACTCTACATTTCAGCACTTTGCTACTCCGGCAAATACCTCACAGATGGATTTATCCCTCAAGCAATAATCAATCAACTTGGCGATGCGACAGAGCTACTAGAGATGGGATTATGGGAGGAAACTCTTGGCGGGATTCAGGTCATAAATTACACCGAGTATCAAACCCCAAAGGCTGAAGTTGAAAAGAAGCGGGAAGCAAATCGTGAGCGTGTAACGCGTTACAGAGAGAAAAGTAATGCGTTGGTAATGCATCCAGATAACAGAATACAGAGTACAGATAACATAAATAACTACATGAACGAGTTTGAGCAATTTTGGGCAAATTATCCCCTCAAGGTTGGAATAGGCGCAGCGAAAAAGGCTTGGCTAAAAGCGGTGAAGCGAGCTACCCCTCAGATAATCATTGAGGGAGCGTGTCGTTACGCCAGCGATCCGAACCGAGAAGCGGCATTTACGGCTCATCCTTCGACTTGGCTCAATTCCGACAGGTGGGGCGACTCACCACTACCCTCTAAAACGCCTAGAAATGGCTCTCAGAGGCTCGATACCACGCCAACCCTTATACCGCCACGATTTACGGCTGACGAAGCCCCACAAGGCGTTCCAATGCCCGAAAATGTGCGCGACTTACTCCAAGCGCGTAAGTAATCTGTTACCATTATCGTAAGCATTACGAAAGGGGAAGCATGATAGTTACACCCGACAAGATTCAATGCGGAGATGTGGTTAAGGTTGAGGGAGCTACTGGCATCGTTAAGGCGGTAGATGGCCCTGATAACGCCGGAGCCTACGATCTCTACATCACCAACGGCGTAAGCGATTTACACAAAGTCGTAACGGACTTCGTAGCCATCCTGCCACAATAGGCTCGTGATTCAATTTTGGGTGGATGGTAAGCCCATTCCTCAAGGCTCGATGCGCTCGCTAGGTAATGGGCGCATGATTCACTCGCAGGGGTCAGCTCTTGCGCTCTGGCGTTCATCTATCGCTTTAGCCGCCCGATTTGCTGGCGCAAAACCCCTAGAAGGAGCAATGGGGCTAGATGTCATTTTTCATGTTCAACGCCCAAAATCAGTAAAACGAGCCTCACCTTCAGTAGCCCCCGATCTCGACAAATATCTTAGGTCAGTAGGGGATGCTCTTACGGGAATCTGCTACATAGACGATTCTCAAATTGTGGACATTAAGGCTAAAAAAGTCTATTCCGACAGACCTGGCGCAGAAATAAAGTGTTACCAAATCGTTATCTAATTTTGGCGCAGATACTTCCCAATCCGTAATTTTTAGGATAGATTACGCAGTAACAGGGCAACAAGCCCCCGAACTGAAAGAAGGCGCAAAATGTTACAGACTCTAATAGCAAATATGATCGACAAGTATTGTGAAGTTTATGCTCGCGCACTTGAAGCAGGTTACAACGAAACACAAGCCCACGCAGTAGTCGCAAAATTCTTTGCTGATGGTTTCAAGGCGGTGGACAACTAACATGAAACTCACCACCAAAGACTTCAATCAGCTCGTAGTTAATTCTATGAACTGGAGCGAATACAAAGCAGAGTGGCAATCTCAGGTTAATCGCTTTGAAGATGCCGACTTTGACTCAACCGAGATCAATTACACATTTCAACGCGCCTACTGGCTAGAGCGTTACTCAGATGTTCTCTTTGCTAAAGCATTTCTCCAAGGCTTAGAACAAGATATGCAAATTCTCTTTGACGGCGCAGATGATACTTATGTCATCGTTACGGACTTTGGAGGTTCATTGTGATTGTTTTAATGCTGATTTGCGCGACTTTGACGGTTCTTGCAATCACCGGACTTTGGATTGAGCGTCACTAATGTATTGCGTATTTTGCGGCACAAAGGGCGGGTTCGTTAATCGCCTCTGGATTCATCTCGTAGAAAACTCAACGCCAGTTTACGAATGTGAATGGTGTTCCTTAAAAATCGAAGTCGAACTAATGAAGGAAGGCAACTAATGATTACAACCAGCGTATTCCGCGATCACAACGGAGATGAGTACCTTGTCACCGTTTTCGATAATGGAGTCACCCGACTATCTATCCGAGAAAATGGCGAGCGCACTTGGGGCGCACCGCTTCCACTTACCCGCACAGAAAGGACTGAAACAGAATGAAAAGCAAGCGTTATTACGAAACTCGCGCCATCGTTCGATTTGTCTTTTGGTCAGCGTTCACTATCGGAATGATTTATTGGGCAGGGCATATCGGAGGAGGTAAGGTGCTATGACAATCCATAGTTGCGCCAAAACTTGCAATATCAGCAAATCAACGCCGGTGCTAGTAGCTGTTTATTTAGCCGACACCAACTACACCGAGGAAACACTCTTTGAGTGTGGCAACTGCTCAAATAAAGACTCATGGACTATTGGCGAAATGCTTTGGGATAACAATGAAGAGTTTCTAGCCACCCCTTGTTGCCATTGTGAAGCCAAAGCCGCTTTAGTTACCGATGAAGATTACGACTTAGACCAACACAGAGAAGACTATGAAAATTATGTCTTTTCAGTAACGGGGCGATAATGACTCAACTATGGGCATGGGAATACGAAGGAAAGACAGAAGTTGGATGGAAACATTGGGAACGGACATCGGTTTCTCTTTATGTGGCTCAGGATTCTTCCGTGTCGCCAATCAGGGACATCTCGCAAGTCACCAACCTCCGCAAAGTCAAAGTGGTGGATGAGGATGCGGTGGTGATTGACCCCAAAAGTATTTTACTTCGCTACATCAAAAATGACGGCACGGAAGAAATAACAATCAAGTCCCCAACCCCACCCGTCACCAAGACCTACCTCACCACAGAGCAATTCATCAAGGTATGGCAGTCACTCAGCGATGAGAAATCAAGAGAGTTGTCTACCGCTCGGGACGCCGCTTGGGACGCCGCTCGTTCTACCGGTTGGTACGCCGTTCGGGACGCCGACCTCGCGGTCTTGGTTAAAGACAAAATCACCGCAGAACAATTTGAGATTCTAACGAAGCCTTGGACAAGTTGCGGACTCTCACTCTTTGCTGAGGATTGGTCTGACCTCATCAACCCCGTAGTAATCAGCGAGGGGATTTCCAATGACTAACGATCTAGTTAAAAGGGCGAGGGAGTTGTGTGAGCGCAAGATAGCAGAGTGGCAAGTAGTCTTTGACGAGTTACACAAATTCAGCGATGCTCAATATCAACGAGATGAAATCAACTCATGGACTACCCATTTAGCAGAGCTTGAGGAGCATGAGAACGGTTGGGTTGTAGGCAACTACAACACCTCTCAACCCGAAGGTTGGTATTGCCAAGGGTGTTTTGAGCGCAACGATTCTGATACACCATGCCAAAAGTTGCTAACCAAAGTCAAGCGATTGTTAGGGGAG